TCAAGTCTTGGGGTTCCCGTTGATATCCTAGAATATCCTATAGAAAATTTTGAAAGGCCTGACAGAGCCACAGCACTTAGTAGTCTTGGCTTGGATCCAGATAAAAAACATGTGATCAATGTTGGTCTATTTACTCCTGGAAAAAACCAGGGCGAATTGATCGAGTACGCAAGGCTTATGCAGGACTATCCAATAGAGTTTCATTTCATCGGAAACACTGCACCTAACTTTCAGCATTACTGGGCTCCTTTGTTAGAACAATTACCTTCTAATTGTAAAATCTGGGGTGAAAGAAACGACACTGATGAATTTTATAAGGCGGTGGATTTGTTTGTTTTCACTTCTAATTGGGAACTAAATCCAATAGTAATAAAAGAGACACTGTCTTGGAATTTGCCAATTTTAATGAGAAGACTTGAGCCGTATGGTGACTCTTATGATAATAATGATTTGGTAAGTTATCTTTCTCCAGGAGGAATGTTCGAAGACCAGTCAAGAAATATAAATCTAATAAAAACCCTTTTATCGTTATAATGAAAAGCAGAGGATTGAATGTTTACAAAGGGTTGGAAAAATCTAAACTTGTTAGGTTCAGACATCCTTTGGGTTTTAATTTCCATTTTGATTACGGTCCAAAGGTTGATTGTACAGGACCAAGTACAACCTCTACTGTGACCGTAAAATTTAAGGACAAAAACACGGGATCTTACGTTTACTCCGGCGATACTTCACCTGGATTATTCACATCTTTGTATAGGAAATGGTTTACCCCATGGGTGGTTGAAGCATATCAAGATGGTGAATTGATTTATGAATTCGATTTCGAAAAGAAGATTAACAGAGGTAAGGTATGCATATCGATTGATAGCTCTTCTTTGGGGGATACACTAGCATGGGTCCCTGTTGCTGAAGCTTTCAGATTGAAATATAACTGTGATGTTTATGTTGATTCATTCTGGAGTGAGCTCCTGTGTCAATATTATCCAGATTTAAGATTCCATAATTTTGGCTACAGAGAACCTGGAACGGACGCAGTTTTTGGTTTGGGATGGTACGGGGAAACTGATAGAAACATACACAGAAGGGATCCCAGAACAATATCACTTCAACAAGTAGCGGGAGATATTTTAGGAGTAGATGTTTCTGGTGATCTAATTAATTGGAAAGTACCTCAAACAATTACAAAATCAAAACCTCTTATTGACGGTAAATATGTTTGTATTGCAATGGACTCCACCGCCAACGCAAAACATTGGCATTACCCTGGAGGTTGGCAAAAACTGGTAGATCATCTTAACAATGAGGGGTACAAAGTAGTTGTTATACAAAAACAACCAACATCTCTTTCCGGTGTTATTGATAAGACTGGAGACTTAGACATTTTGGAGAGAGCGGTGGATATTTACCATGCTCAATTTTTAATAGGAATAGGATCTGGTCTCAGCTGGTTAGCTTGGTCTCTGAATAAGCCCGTGATAATGATTTCTGGATTTTCTGATCCTGTTTGTGAATTCAAAAACAAAAACTACAGGATTATAAACAAGGAGGTTTGCAACGGTTGCTTCAATGATCCTTCGCACAAATTCGACCGCGGAGATTGGAACTGGTGCCCTAGATTGAAAGATACCGACAGAAGGTTTGAATGTACAACCTCTATAACTCCGGAGATGGTTTTCGATACAATCAAATTATTGGAGAAAAAAGAACTTCTCTAACCATATTTTTTGCTACGGATATATAAATACAATCAGGTGACTGTGTTGTAAACATTATTCGGTAGCTAATGCAATTTTATCCAGAAAATAGATTTCCAAAAAAAGGTATTCCCGTTTACAATGGGAATGGTGACCAGCGGGACTTATCAGATCCCAGATTTAGATATCAGGATGAACTTGATAACACAACAAAAGTTTATCAACAGAGTACTGATAACTATTTCGGTACCACGGGTGCTGCTTTAGCAAGAGCTCAACAATTAGGATGCAACGGTTACCACACTGCTTTAGCTGGTGATGGTGTTTATTACTATGTTCCTTGTTCGGATGCTACTGAATATGCTACCAGGATGGAGCAATTTGATAGCGCTCTGAATTTCACTTATATTGGAAATTATAGGGTTCTGACATGGGATTCTCCTTTTAGATATGTTCAATCTTTTAATGGATGGCTGGTGCAAACAGCAGGAGCTGTTCTTAACAATGGAATCATTCTCGACGGAGATTCCAATTCGGAGATTCCAAATGACATTGCCATTGATTTCAGATACTCCGTTGACGGTCAATCCTGGTCTTTATGGGCCAATGTTGGAACTGCACTTACTGGATTTTCGCAAAACTACACATCGAACAATTCTGCGGAGATATTTTCCATTCCTCTTGATCCATCAAAGCCATTCTATCCGGAATTTAGATTTACTTCAGTAGTAGTTAACCCTGATGGATCTATTGCTTGGGAATTTGATGAACCCATTGATCCATCCATAGTTATTCTGGATTTTGATTTGGATCTCACATATGCTACTGGAGCTAGCGGTCCTAATTCGGTTATTGACAACCTAGTGATTAGAAAGCCTGTCCCTTCGTGTTCGAATGAGAAATCTAATAGACCGGTAGTTTTTGATAATTGCAACTTCACTTTCAATCCTTACGCAATTAACAAAGCAATAAATCTATATAAGGATCTGAGTCTTGTTGTTAATAAGGTGTTTGGCTTTGAAACTAATTATTACTCGGTTCAACCTCAAGCTCGTGGAAAGGATGTAATTCTGAAAGAATACACTCTGTTCGATGTTGTTGATGAAAAATGTGTAAAGGTAATGGTTCCATCGAACCAATTTCCTGACAATCGCCCAAACTACGATCCTTTTGGTATTCAATTTGAAGAGCCTTTTGAAATTCATATAGACAAGACCTACTTTGAAAGTATATTTGGAAGAGGGGCTCAGCCAAGAAAAAGAGACATCATTTATTTTCCTCTGACAAACAGAATTTACGAAATAAATTCCACGTACCTATTTAGAGACTTCATGTATTCTCCGGTTTATTATAAGATAGAACTGAAGAAATACAGTCCTAAATCAAATACCTATTTCAAGGATCCTGCATACAAAGAGGAGCTTGATGGTATCGCATTAAATACCCAAGATCTTTTTGGTGCTGAAGTTCAAGCAGAGGAAGAAAAAATTACTAAACCTCAACAATACCAATCATCCAACCAAAGAAGATCCGAAGATCCTGCTAGAACTTATATTTATGAAAAATTACCTATTGTTGGATATGATCTGAATAATAACTGGACGATCGTGTTTAACAATTACTATGACATGGCTGATGCATTTGTGACAGATTCTGAATTTGTTTTCGAACCATACAAATATAGAAATGCGGTTAGGTACAGACCGTTACCTAAATTGCAAGCTGACGGGGAACTCTCTTATACCTGTTGGTTCAGTTTGAAAAATTACGTGAACGAAAACAGTCTTGCCAAAAAGCCTTTTTCACCAGCTCCTATTACCAAGATCTCTGAAAATTCTTCTCAGGTAGTTTATAGTTCTTATCCGTATAAACATGGATTAGTACCTTTCTTTGGATTTGCTGAAAATCCGGAGGGCTATGTCGCCTTATCTATTGATAGCAACCATTCCGGAGGATTTAAGGTACTTTCCACGCCTGATGAATACCAATTTGCTGTATCAAATCCAAATCTCCCCTTTTCTGTTAATACTTCGAACTGGAAGATGCAGAAAGCACAAGCTAGAAATTTGATTGACGGGACATACTTTGAATCCGATGGCTCGTTAAAGGGGGTAAGAATCGACCTTGTTCATTCTGGTACAAATGATGCAGCCAATAACAATTTCATCCAGCAGGGTAGCATTCAGATAATCTTGAATGATCTGACCTACGATTCAAGATTACAATTCATACCTGAACAAGGTGAATGGTATGCAATGGTCGTAAACATTTCTAACAAGTACAAGCAAATGGGTGTAAATATTTGGAAAATGTCTTATGACCCAACAAATCCTAATCAACAATCTTCAGATCTTGTAAAAGTCCACGAAGACTATAGAACTCTAACTCAACCCTATGTTTTCGATGCTCCAAAAGACATTGTCACCGATGTTCAAGATCCTCTTTACGGAACAGATAACAATGCTTATAAAATTTACACATCCCCTTTACTCATTTCAAACATAAGATTATTTAACAGTATGATAGATATTGATAGACAATCTATAGTACTGAACCAGAATGTTGTAAGGGATGCACAACTTGCACATATTATTGATAACGCTAAACCAAAACTAATCCTTCCTAAATTCGCAAGGAATAGGTAAGGTAAACTAACAACTTATGCCTAGAAGAAAACCAAAACCGGAGAGAGTTGTCCAAGAGAAAATCAAGGAAAGCTTAGATTCCATTTTAAACGACGAAGACCTTGACTTTGATTCTATCAAAGCGGAAGAGCTACCGAGGCTTAAAACAACCGAGCTTATGGACTTCGGATCTGCTATCCAATCAACCGGATCGGATGCAAAAAGTCTATTGGATTCCATAGTAAAGTTCTATTTGGATGAAAACTTCATTGAGAAAGTAGATTACGTCGAATATAAGAAGAAAATAGATTCGATGAATCTAGCTTCAATGATGCTGCAATTGAAAACTGCACAGCATGCTATTACGAAACTTCTTGAAGAAATAGATCTCGGAAATGCTAACCCCAGGATGTTTGAAGTTTTAGCCCAGCTCCAGTCGCAAATCATGCAAATGCCTAAAGACTACCAAAACTATCTGGACAAGATGGAAGAAGGATACAAAAGGATCCAATTGCAGATTGACAAAAAAGCTGACACCGGATCTTTTGAACTACAACCATCAGAGGAAGGTGAAAACAGCTTTTCTGCTCAGCACCAGAATTCAACTGGTATCAAAGTCAGAGGAACAAAGGGCTTAATGGAGGGTTTACGTGACATCTTAGGAGCCGAAATTGAAGATATAAGGGTAGAAGAGGAAGACGAGAATTCGATCGTTAACGCTAAGAAAAAAGCTGAAATTGATGCTTCTAGAAATGTACTTCTACAAGATGATGACATGCTGGAGGTTGATGATGACCTTTTTAATTAATATTATATGTCCGAAATATTAGAACAGGAATCCAATTATTGGAGCACAAAGAAAATCGAAGAACTTCTTTTCAGAGTTGAGGAGGAAGGGCTTGATTATAAATCAGTGGATAATCCTTTTCATGACGGTGATCCTGAGCTAAAAAGATCAAATTTGCTTTACGAGTACACTACTGATGAAATTCTAGAAATGCAAAAGTGTGCTAAGGACGTTGTGTATTTTGCTAAATATTGTAGGGTAATGACTGACGACGGTCTATTCTACGTAAAGTTGAGGGATTACCAGGAATCTGTTCTAAGAGAATACCAGGCAAATAGATTTAATATATTCCTAGCCCCTAGACAAGTTGGTAAATCCATTACCTCTGCTATTGTGTTAGTTTGGTATTTACTTTTTAACCACGATAAAAATGCCATGATCCTAGCAAACGTAGGATCCACTGCGGAAGAGCTTATGGATAAAATTAAAGCCATTGTTCGGGGTCTTCCTTGGTTTTTGAAACCCGGTATTGTTGTAAACAATGTAATGTCTCTGAAATTTGATAACGGGTGTAGGGCAATTGCTAAAACTACAACAAAAACATCTGCTATTGGTTTTACCATCCACTTCCTTTACATGGATGAGTTTGCACACATCCATCCTAACTTTATAGAATCCTTCTTTAGATCAACTTATCCGACAGTATCGTCATCTAAGGTTTCCCGAATCATTATCACGTCCACCCCAAACGGGATGAATAAATTCTATGAGATTTATCAAGGCGCAGTAACTAGTGAGAACTCGTTTAATCCAATTCGTGTGGACTGGTGGCAAGTTCCAGGGAGAGATGAAAATTGGAAAAAACAGGAAATAGCAAACCTGGGTTCAGAAGAGCTATTTAATCAGGAGTATGGAAATCAATTCTTAAGTTCATCTACTCTTCTTCTCGGATCTAATGAGCTAAAAAAGATAAAGTCAAACGAAGCCGAATACGAATGGAGAGAGATCGATGCTTTGCACGATCTTGGTTTGCCTTATGAGAATTTTAGATGGCACACCAAGTTCAGTGTCGACGATTCAACTATTAGATCCAACAGATTCGTTTTTTCAATTGATTTAGCTGGTGGTGGGAAGGGAGATTTTACTGTTTTGAATGTTTTTAAAGTAGTTCCTTTGCCAAAAAAAGTAATTGAAGAAATGGAGGATTTCCAAGACGAATCTGATTTCTTTGGTTTATTACAGGTTGGAGTATACAGGGATAATGAAATCGAGGTAGAGGATTTTAAAAGAATTCTTGAAACTTTAGTAACTAAGGTTTTTGTTACAGAAAACATCAGGATTCTTTTAGAGATAAACTTTAAGGGAGAGCTTCTTATAGATAAACTTTCAGTGAATGATAATATACCGCTTGAAGTTTTTGTTCACACCAGGCATACCGAATCCGCTAGGGCAAGAAAACCTGGAATAAAATATAACGAGAAGAATAAGTTGAAGTATTGTGAAATGCTGAGATCCTATGTCAGGATGAACAGGATTTTATTGAATGAAAAGGCATGGACAATTCCTGAGCTTTTTTCCTTCGGTTTAAATTCAAGGGGAACATATTCAAGTCAAACTGGGCATGACGATGTTGCAATGACTGTAGTCAACCTTTCTGGAATATTCGAAGCCTCTGATTTTTATGACTTGGTAGGTGAACTTTATGACTCACTTTCTGACTCGTACAGAGAAGTAATAGACGCCAAGCTTAATTCTGGAATTAACGGGGAAGACGGAACAAAAGAAGGTGGATTTTACAGCTCATTTAGCCAATTGCTGTAAAAAAATAATCGAAACCGATATATAGATTTAAAACCGGGTTGCACCTAAAATGCTTCCCTAAGGTTCGATATATACAAGGCAAAAATATCTCTTGAATAATAATGGCAAAGAAAATCAAACTTGATTTATCCCAATTCAAAGCCTCCGGTGTCTATACTCTAGAGTTCGATGCTTCGGAAAATGTAATTCTGACTTCACAAACGATCAGACTGGTGGTGGGATTCTCTAATAAGGGTCCATTTAACGCTCCCGTTTACCTACCAGATGTAACTACAGCAATTGCAATCTTTGGAGACATTGATAAAACTTTGGAAGCTAAAGGATCTTTCTTCCAAAGATCAATCTTCACTTGTTTAGGACAAGGACCAGTTTTCGGATTAAATCTGATGGCTTTAAATGACGATGTTGATAGTCCAACAGCTGATGTTGTAAATTACTTCGGCTACTCTATTGACACTGAGCAATCTAACGGGGTTTTAACTTCAAGATTGTATTCCTCTTTCTATAATAAAGAGAGGTTCTGGTTTGCAGACCCATCATATTTCTTAGCTACTCTTTCAACAGTAGATACTGGACGTTTATTTAATCTTGTTAATTTGGGAAAACAAGCAATGAGCGTCATCGTAAGAAAATCAACAGATGCGGTACAACCACTTCAAGGTTTTGATGTTTTTGCTATTGATTGGTACGGGGCAGACAATGTTCCTCCTTTTATGCACCCTTATGACTACATTTCTGATTATTTCATTGACGTAATCTCTGTATCTGGGGATTGGACTGACTATGAAACTCTTTCTTTAGATCCGAAGTGGAGTGCATATTTCACAAGAAATGGATTTATTAAGAGTCAGATTAACAACTTCTTATCGCAACCTGACGTAAACATTGTTACCCAAACAACTGGTTGTTTGATTCCAGATTTCGTTGACTTAAACGGAAACAACCAATACATCCAGACCCTTATAAACAACAACACTCCTTCGACAGGTCTTTTCTGTGCTGTTGACGAGGATGCAATGGATAACATTTGTGTGAATCCATTTAAAATTGACCTGGTAGGACATCACCTAATTGATGAACTAACTGCAGATAGGGATATCGTAGATGCTAGATTGAATTTCTTAAGCTACGACCAAAACTTAACCGCTGACTATCTTTACACACAAAACAGCATTGAGATTGATGACAACGGCGTTGGAGCACAATCAATTAAAACAGGAAGTTTATTTAGTCTTTTTGCACCGGTTGCAGCGACTGGAGCAACTGCAGGTGTTGTAACTGGAGCTTTTGATAACTACAGTTCGTCTTTAACTTTTGGAGGTCTTCATTATATTAAAACAAACACTGGTGTTACTGGAGCTTCATTAACGGCAGATCAAAAATTGGCTCTTGCTTCTTTTGCTACTCCGTCTACTACAAGCTCTCCTTACATTATTGGTAAGGTAACAGGTCTTACTGGATTAACAGGAAGTGTAATAAATCAGTTTGCCTCAAATGACATCGTAAAACTCAAGATATCTGGAGCAATTCAAACTGGCGGTGAGGTTGTTTTAACCTGGACACACCCTCTCGATACAGCTTCTTACGCTGCTCAAGGAGTAAGTGTAGTTCCATATTCTAATTTAGTTGGGGCTTCGTTTGGCTGGATTCCCTCTGGATCTTATCAGATCGCAGCTTCTGACTATTTAGACATTACCGATGTAGACCCGGCAACAGGTGCTACCGCAGGAACACCTGATAATGTATTAACTGGACAATTAAGTACTGATTTCTATCAGGACGTTCTTTTTGAAGAATTAGCTAATGGTGATCAAATTTGGTTAAACCAAACAGGTACCTCTGTAAACTACATTACTTATGAAAACACTGTTGATAGGGACCAATTTAATGTTACCTACGCAAGAACTTTTTCAGGGGTTGAAAGATTAAGTCCTTCACAATGTACTGATTATCCACCATTCGATGGCACAGTCCCGGTTTTCGCTTCCGACAACATTGGTGCGCCCGTTTCGGTTGGAAAAACAGATATCGTGTCCTCTGTTGGTTCAATTAACCAATTCATTGATGTTGTTACACAAATAGACCCAACGAACTTTACAATATCATCCACTCCAAGCTCTCCTATATCAGTTGGTGATTTGCTTGTATCTACGGATTTAGATATCTGTGAAACTGTTGGACAAAACAGACAAAGAAGATTAACCAGAGTTACTGCGGTGGCACAAACCGCTACTCAGAATGTGGTAAGAGTAACTACAGCTAGACCTATACTTTACTATGCTGGAAATCCAATCCAGGTACAAAAATTCCAGTCTATCCCTCAGTTTACTAGATCGTTTGATTTTACTTACCTACAGGGTTTCACAATAAGGGATTCACATAGACCTAATGGAACGGATGCTAGAGTTTCTGAAATTCTCGATGTAATGTACAACACTAACATTGCTGCTACTTTGGCTGCTAAAGATGTTATTTCATTCAGATACATCGTTGATACCTTCAGCGGTCAAATCTTACCTAATTCTAAATACCAATTGAGTAAATTGGCGATGATGAGACAAAAAGCACTTGCTCTTATTAACGCTCCTTCTATGGCACAGTTCAGAGCATCAACAGATCCTAGATTTACTGATGCACCTACTCAAACAAATCCTTATCCATCTCTTAAGGCTCAATACATCTCAGAGGGTGGTAACCTTTCATTGAATCCTTCATACACATTCAGTCTTCCAACTGAAGATCAAGGGGCAAAATTTGCAGCATATTATACTCCTTATATTACTATTAGAGAGAACAACAAAAACATCAACGTTCCTCCTGCTGCTTACGTTTCTAACAACTTTGTAAGAAAATTTGCAAACGGAGAACCTTACAGCATTATTGCTGGTCAAAAAAGAGGGGTCATATCAGGTCAAAACGTTGTTGGAGTTGAATACGACTTTACAGATCAAGACAGAGGCTGGCTAGAGCCGGTTGGATTAAACCCGATCATCAAGAGAAGAAACTTGGGTGTTGTAATCTTCGGTAACCAAACAGCTTACCAAACAGTAAATTCAGCATTCAATCTTGTTCACGTAAGAGACTTGCTTATCAGTGTTGAGAACGACGTTGAGGAAATCATGGCTAACTACCTATTTGACTTCAACGAGGATTCAATCAGACTTGAAATTAAAACTCTTGTCGATAACTACCTAGATGGAGTGAGAGCAGGTGGTGGTATTTATGCTTACCAAGTAATCATGGATTCTTCAAACAACCCGCCTTCAATCATCGATCAAAACATTGGAATCATCGATGTTATCATCGAGCCAGCAAGAGGAATTCAGAAGTTCGTGAACAGGATTACGGTTACTAGAACTGGAGGTATTGCAGCTGGTGGATTTATCCAGTTTGCATAATTGAACGAAAACTTGACTTGAAGATAAATAAAAAAAAGATCTTGGAATAAATGGCTGGTTTACCACATTATCAAAATTCACTTAGTGCAATTAATAGGTTTGAACCGGTTTACCTCAATCAGTTTGAAGTAAACGTCATTCCTCCTGGACCCGTTGCAGGAGGACCTATTCTTTTAGAGCATGTGGTTTCTATTGGAGGTCTGGATGTAGACAAAAATCCAAGCTTCGTAGCTCAGAAATACAAGTTTGCTAAAAGAAACTACGCTGGAGGTAAGCCAGACACCACAACGCTTGATGTTGCAATCAAGTTTACTGTAAACTTAGATGATGCAAATTCGATGTACGTTTTTAAAACTTTGCGTCAGTGGACTGATCTTATTTATAATCCCTTAACAGGTGCTCAAGGCATTAAGGCAGATTACGTCGGAACTATTATAGTTTCCGTGTTCAATAAAAATGGAGATGTGTTTAGAAGAATAACACTTAGAGACTGTTTCCCATTGAAAGCTATTGACCCGATGGAGCTTGAATATACCAACGGTACTACCTTATATGAAATCAACATGACTTGGGCAGTTGATTATTGGGAGGATTTATTCTTATAAAATAAAAAGAACTAAATGGCAGGTTTACCTCATTTCAATAATTCAAAAGCAGCAAGAAACAATTACGAACCGGTTTTCTTAAACCAGTTTGAGGTTTTAATTACACCACCAGCAGCGGTTACACTTGCTAACACGACTTTTAACGGTGAAAGCATTTTGACCCAGCAGGTGAAGAATGTCAGCGCTTTGCAGGTAGACATTCAGCCTTCTGATGCTGTAACGCAATACTACAAGTTTGCTGAAAGAAGATATGCAGGGGGTGAGCCTTCAACTTCGGATGTACAGTTCTCCATGAGTTTCGAGGTAAACTTGAATGAAGCTAACTCAATGGAAATATACAAGGTCCTAAGACAATGGTCCGATCTTATTTATAATCCACTAACTGGAGCTATGGGTTTGAAAAGAGACTATGTGGGATCAATGGTCGTTTCGGTATTTAATAAGCAAGGAGACGTGTTTAGAAGAATAACACTTAACAACTGTTTCCTGATCGAGCCTCTTAATGCTATGGAATTAAGCTACGACACAGGAGACGCTCTTTACACCATAGATACAACTTGGAAGTCTGATTACTGGAGAGATCTATTCCTATAATCGGAACTTTAAATTAATTTTCTCTATAATTTTTTGAATTTATATGCCTTATGGTATATAAAGAAAAATAGCATATGCCTGATTTTAATTTATCACCGGAAGAAATCCTTAGGGAAAAAGAAATAAGGGGAGGTATCAAATACGATGACCCGGACGATTTGAATCTAGAACCGGTTCAGCCTGAGTTGGATCCTAACCTAAACATTTACGAGGAAAGGGTTCAAGATCAAAAATCAGAGAACCCTAGGATCGAGGAAAAATCAATTCAACCAGTACCTACACCAGAATTTAGAGAGCAAGCTCCGCTGGATCTTGGGTGGAAGAATCTTCCTCTGGGAATGCTTCCTTCGAAAGGTCTTTTTTATCCTGAAAATTCTAGAATCGCGATCAGATCAGCCGAAGTTAAGGAGATAAGACAATTCTCGATGATTGACGAGGACGATATGCTAGACATAGATCAAAAGCTCAATCTGGTTCTTGATGCTTGTTGCACAATAAAATTTGGTGATTCAGATAGCGTCGTATCGTACAAAGATCTAAAGCAAGAAGATAGATTCTTTGTAATCATGGCAATTAGGGATTTAACCTTCGTCAAAGGCGAGAATCGAATAATCCTGGATGGATCTAATAATTGTTTAACTAAAGGTTGTCGAGGAATGGAAGCTATAGAACTCAGAACTGGAGTCCTAAGCAATTACGATTTGGATGACAACCTCATGAAATTTTATTCCTTTCAGGAAAGAAAATTTGTTTTCCCGATTAGAAGGATCGGAAAAACTATTAAAATGACAGTTCCCTCAATTGGTGTAACGAAGGCTATTTCTGACTTTGTGCGCAACTCAGTCAGAAGGGGAGAGGATTTAGATCAAAGTTTTATTAAAATTGCTCCCTTCTATTTTCAAGATTGGAGGGGTCTTGACGATTTCAAGATCAAAGAGGCGATGGTTAGCTCCGCACAGGAATGGACAAAGGAAGAATTTTCTGCCTACTTTGAACTAGCAGAAAAGATAAAGGTTGGTACTAAATTAAAGTCACGCGTAAAATGTGATACGTGCGGTGAAGGGGAGGTCACCGCTCCAATTTACTTTCCCGGAGGGTTCAGATCTCTTTTCGTTATTTCAGATATCTTTAGAGAATTATTTTGATATCAAGTTTCGACTTTGGAGAGAGCACGACATCAGCCCAGACTGGATTGAGTCGATTCCTTTTTACGAGTACCAAATTTGGATCGACAAATTAAACGATTCTGTCGAGAAAGAAAATAAGAAGAGACTTGCTGAAAGCGGACAAGTTGAAGTATTTAGCTTTAGTAAGTGATCCGTCGGGTTTGTGATATATAATTCGAAAATCACACTCTCAAATAATGGCAAATGATACTGGCAAACTTTTAAAGGAGATATCAAGTCTTTCCAGTAATATGGATATTCTTTTCCAAGAGCTAAAAGAACAGAATAAGAATAATTCGGAGACATCTAAAGGTCTTAAAGACTTGGCCAGTAGTATTAAGGATTCGAGCAAAGGCGAGGGAATGGAGCAAACATTCAAAAGCTTTACTGATTCTTTTGCAAAGACTTTTTCTGAACAAAATAATAAGTTAATCTCGTCGCTATCAGAAAAGATTACGCAATCCTTCACAGGATCTGTTTCTGATTTTCTTTCTAACGTGCCCAATCAGGTAGCACAGGTTAAAGCTGGTAATTCTCCGGACTTTAAATC